TTCCTCCAGAAGTCCCCCGAAGATGTCCGCAAGGCCATCAAGGAGGGCTCAGTTCCCGGCCTTACGAGCCTCGCTGGTCGAGAGCTGGCCGGTGAGCGGTTGGCCTATGACCGATCGCTGCAGATCATGGCGTCGTATCAGACCGACTTCGACCGGCAGACCGGTGACGTGGATGCCTTTGTGCAGGAGCGCATCAAGGATGATCTGGCTGAGTTCGGAAACGACAAGGCCCTCATGGGTGCCTACACCAAGCAGATGACAGCCTTCACCGAAAAGCTACGCAACCAGTCGGTCGACGATAAGGCCACCTTCCAGCAGGATGTTCGGCAGGGCAACTTGTTCGAGAAGTGGTCCGCAAAGGCCACCTACGACCGCGCTGAGGGCAAGCCACCGGCTGATGTGGCCGGCAGCATGTTCGGGGAGTTCATGAAGAACCAAGAGCTGCTGCGCGTCCCGTTCCAGAAGCAGCAGGAGATGATGCTGCAGCTTGCCGATCAGGCTGCCACCAGTGGCGACTACGATCTGGCCAAGGCGATCCTCCAGCACAAGCGTGAAGACGGCCCCTACAAGGGCAGCCTCATGACGGACGTAAAGGTGGGCGATACGGCCACGAAGCTGTTCGCGCGCATCGACGCCGATCAGACAAGGGAGCGCCTCACCGCGCAGGCCCAGGAGGACGAAGAGAGCCTCTACAGCCAGGGTGTGGCAGCGGCCGAGAGTGGTTCGATCCTGGCCATCGGTGACGCTCAGGTCCGCGATAAGCAGGGCGAGATGAGGACGATCACCGCCGACGCTCAGAAGAAAGAGGTCGCCAACCGACTGATCGCCAAGGCAGCCGATGAAGCATCTTACAGGGAGAAAGACCCCGAGAAGCGTCCGGCTCTGACCCGCCGCCTGGAGAAGGAGAAGTTCGTTGGTTCCGGTCTGGAGCATCCCGTCTGGTTCAAAGCCATGAATGGTGCCCCCGGCCAGATGAACCTCAATGCTGCCACGGGTGAAATTCCACCGTCAGCCAAGGACGCCTTCGACACCTATCAGGACCTCTACAAGGACAGCCCCCAATACCTCGCCAAGTACCTGAACAAGGACGCTCTGGAGTTCTTCGAAAGTGCCCGACTGGCTGAGGAAGTTGGGAACGCCGGCACACCTGAGGCTGCCTTGCGCATCGCTCATATGGTGACCCAAGACCCGAACCAGATGGATGAGGCGCTGAAGCTCAAATACGACAGCATCGACAGTGCCGTGAAGTCTGCAGTGTCCAACTCGACGAGCTGGGGCCAGTGGGTCTTCGGCAAACAGACTGCCGGCAACCAGAACTATGTCAGGAGCGAAATCGTCCGTCTGGCGAAGCAGTATGCGCTGCTCGGCAAGGACAACGACGAGGCTATCGAGCAAGCCCAGCAGACCTTCGAGAAGACCCACATCAACGTGGCCGGCTCCTACGTCAAGAACGACAAGCGGCTGCCGGGAGACTTCGAGCCTCTGGTCAACCAGTACCTGGGCGAGTTCGTCGAGAAGCACAAGGGCGACCTGAACTACGACATCGACGATCTGACGATCACCCAGGGCAACGGCACTGGAGCCTACATGGTGGTCAGGAAGTCCGACCGCATGCCGGCAGACCCCGCGTCTGACGACACGTTTTTCTCTCTCAACATCCTCAACGACCTGCGAACGCACAACCGAGATCAGAAGATCAAGGAGGTGACGGCGAAGCAGAACGCACGCTAAGGAACACGAATGGCCGACATAAGGTCCATCATCACGGATGCCGCAAACCGCTACGGCATCAACCCGCAAGACGCGCTCGAAATGGCGCAGATCGAAAGCGGCCTCAATCCCCAAGCGCAGAACAAGTCCTCCACCGCAGGGGGACTTTTTCAATTCCTCGACAGCACCTGGGCGAAGTACGGGAAGGGGGCATCAAAGTATGACCCTTATGCCAACGCAGACGCCGGGATGCGGCTGGCCCGCGACAACATCAACTTCCTCAAGAAGAAGCTCGGCCGGGACATCACGGGCGGGGAAATGTACCTCGCTCACCAGCAGGGTGCAGGCGGCGCGCTGAACCTCCTGGCCAACCCGACCACCATGGCAGTTGACCTCGTAGGCCGCGCTGCGGTTCTCGGCAACGCTGGCCAGACGGGCATGACGGCCGCTGAGTTCGCGAACCTCTGGATCAACAAGATCGGCAGCACGAAGGTCGGGAACGGCCCAGGTCTGGTCATGCCAGGATCGATGGCAAACTCCCAGAACCCCGGTGACTTCTCGGTCCACGATCAGGGCCGCGTCAGTGCCTCCGATGTCATCCCCACGATGAACACCACGCGGGCCGAGGAGGTCCAGCAGGAAAAGGATCGGCAGGCTATGATGCCTTCCTTCGGGGAGGCTGTCGCAACCGCCGTGAAGAACGAGTGGTCGGTACTCACCCCTTTTCGGGCGCTCGGTCATTTTGATCCCGAACCGGACTACAAGCTGACCGAGGACAAGCTACGGACTTTCGGCCAGAGCATCCCAGACGACTACCTCGACGAGTTCGAGGACGCTGTCTCCGATGAGCATGCTGAGGCAATCCGCAACCGGCTGCTGACCCAGCTCGAAGACAACCAGAAGATCGCCTCGCTGGGCACTGCAGGCACAATCATCTCCATGGGAGCTGCCCTGACCGACCCAGGCGCTATCGCCGCTACGGCTGCCATTGGTGCAGTGACGGGTGGCTTCGGCGTACCAGCGGCTGTCGCAGCTCGCCTCGGTCGCGTTGGAATGGTCGGCTTGGCTGCGGCTGAGGGTGTGGCCGGTAACCTCGCCACCGACATCCCCCTCGTGGCCGTCGACCCGACCCGTGACGTGTCCTTTGACCAGCTGAAATACAGCATCGGCACGGGCCTCGTGATGGGCGGTGTGATGGGTGCCTTCAGGCGCAACCCGATGTTCACCGAAGAGGCCAAGCAGATCGCGAAGATCGGGCAGCAGATGCAGGGGCAGGCGGTGACCCTTCCGGCCGGCAGTCGCTCAGCAGGTGCTGCCTCGGTCATGGGTGACAACTTCACCCGATCTGACACCTCGAACCTGATCGACGACTTCAAGCGCCTCGACCCCAAGGGCACCTTCCTGAACTGGCGCGTTGACGCGGTCGGCCAGCTCATGGCCTCCAAGAACCCGATGGCGCAGACGCTCGCCCGTTACCTCGGTGAGGACGGTGTGCGAGCTGCGAAGGGCAGCGGAGTGGTCACCGAGATCGCCGCGACCGAACGCATGCAGCGCCGGCTTCGTGTGGCCCAGATCAACTGGTACCGGGGCTATGACGATGCCTTCAAGAAGTTCCGCAAGGCCAACGGCATCAACGCCTTTCAAGCGAAGGACGCGGAGCTGAAGTTCAAGGAGCAGATCACCGATTACATCCGCGAGGAGAACCCGAGCGTCCGCGCCCAGTTCCCCGCTGAGGTGAAGCAGGCTGCCGGCGCATTCCAGGCCGAGATGAAATCCTTCTGGAAGGAAGCCCAAGAGCTGGGCCTGACCAGGACCGAGGCCGGCGTCGAGAACTACTTCCCGCGCTACGGGCACCTCGCCAAAGCCACCAAGCTGATCAGAGAGGTCGGATACAGCATGGATAGAAACGGTGGTCTCACCGATCTCTTCGCTGGGGCCATCCTGAAGAAGCAGCCCGGTCTCGATCCTGAGATCGCGAAGCGAATGGGCTATGCGGTCCTCGACCGTTTCCAGAAGCTCAGCTCGGGCGAGGAGATGTTCGGTACCGGCCACCTCGGGTTCGATCTCGATGACCTTGAGGCGGAGCTGAAGAATTACCTCGACGACGATCAGATCGCCAACGTGAAGGCGTGGGCATCGCGCAACGAGAAGAAGGAAGGCGAGGCCAGCGGACCAGCTCGCATGAAGGCCCGCATCATGCTCGACGAGAACCACTTCGCGGATGTCATGACCAAGCGTGATGGCGTGAAGCGGGTGAACATCTCCGACTTCTACGTCAAGGACCCCCATACCGCCTTCCAGCTTTACGCTCGCAACATGAGCGGTCAGCTCGCTATGGCCCGCATTCAGGTCCGCGATCCTGTCACCGGCAATCTGCTGATCGACGGGGTCAAGAACGGGAACGACTGGACCAAGCTGAAGAACCAGATCAAGTCAGTGGGCGAGGCCACGGGTGCGAACAACACCCGCGATGAGAAGAACCTCGACTTCCTCTACTCGGCCATCACAGGCACCCCGCTCGCTGGCATAGATCGCGGCTCCGATGGGGCGACGTTCCTGCGCATGCTGAGGGACTTCAACTTCCTGCGCCTGATGGGGCAGGTGGGTTTCTCTCAGGTTCCAGAGTTCGGCCGACAGGTTGCCCAGGTGGGCGTCAAGACCACTTTCCAGGCTGTGCCTTCCTTCCGTCACCTGATCGACATGGCTCGCTCTGGCAGGATGACCGATGAGGTGGCCGAGGAGTTGGATGCGATGGGTGCCTTCGGTACCGACTACGAGCGCACTGCTCACTACCTCGACACCGATGAGCTGGGCGTCCCGGTCACCAGCGGAACCGATTCGACCATCCAGCGGGTGGCCGGTGCGGTGAACCCAAAGCTCCACGCGATGAACCGCTTCGTCTCGATGGGCTCGGGCATGGCCCCGATCAACCGCGTGTTCCAGAAGTGGTCGGCCCGCGCGGCTGCCGTCAAGTTCACCAAGATGGCCATGTTCGGGGACAAGATCGATGCGGAGCGCCTGCGCGCCCTCGGCCTGGACGAGGCTACGACCAAGCAGATCTTCGAAGCGATCAAGACCAATGCCACCTTCAAGGGTGCTGTGAAGTCCCCCTCGAAGCTCCAAAGCCTCGGCATCAAGAACTGGGATGGCAACACGCTGTCAGCGTTTGAGGACGCGATGTTCCGGCTGAACCGGACAATGATTCTTGAGAACGACCCTGGCCAGATGCACCGCTGGTTGGCTCATCCGCTGGGCCAGATGGTCATGCAGTTCCGCACGTTCGCGATGTCAGCCCACACCAAGGCGCTGCTGCAGGGGCTGAACCTACGCGACGGGCCGGCGCTCTTTGGCATGCTCGCTTCGAGCTTCCTCGGCGCTGCCGTTTACTTGGGTCAGACGCACCTCAATTTGATCGGCCGGCCTGACCGTGACGACCAACTGAAGGAGCGACTGTCGTGGGGTAAGCTTGGCCTCGCCGGCTTCTCCCGCTCCTCGGAAAGCGCCTTGATCCCGATGGCTGCTGATATCGGCTGGCAGTTCTTCGACGATGAGCCACTCTTTGACACCCGCTCGTCGGGTCTAAAGACGACCGTAGCAAGCTTCCTCGGTAACCCCACAGGCGACCTGATCTCGACTGGTCTCGCGGGCGCAGCGGGGGTGACCTCGGCCATGGTTGGTGACGACTACTCCCAAACCGACTGGCAGAACCTCACTCGCACCTTGCCGTTCGCACGCATGATGGGAGCTGTTCAGTTCCTCAACTGGGTAGGCTCAGGCCTGCCTCGACGGGAGCTTCGCGACTAAACCTACCCACCAGTGAATGGCTGGCCCTCGGGGAGACTCGGGGGCTTTTTCATTTTCAACAGAGAGACACTCATGGCTCTTGCCTACGCACAATCCCTTGGGGATGGGGTGACTACCACCTTCTCGGTCCCCTTTCCCTACATCTCGAAAAACCACGTTCAGGTGAAGGTCGACGGCGTCGCGGTTCCTTACACCTGGCTGTCTGATACCTCGATCCAAATCTCCCCGGCCCCGGCCGCTGACAAGATCGTGGACCGCCGCCGTGTGACCCCTCGCGACACCCTCCTAGTCGACTTCGTAGACGGTTCAACGCTGGTCGAAAGCGATCTCGATCTGTCCGCGCTGCAGGTATTCTATCTCGCGCAGGAGTCGTTCGACCTGGGCGAGTCCGCCCTCGGCGTGACCGACGATGGTTCCTTCTCGGCCCTCGGCCGGCGCATCTCGAACGTCCTCACTCCGGTCCTGCCGAACGATGTCGCCACCAAGCTTTTCGTTGAAACAGGCGTGTCTTCGGGGGTTGCCATTGCAACTCAGAAGGCCGGTGAGGCGTCGGCGTCTGCCGTCGCTGCTGCTCTCTCCGAGACGGATGCAGCAGGTTCTGCCACCTCAGCCAACGCGTCGAAGATCACGGCGACCACTAAGGCCGGCGAGGCTGCGACGAGCGCCACCAACGCTGCAGGGTCTGCGGCCACCGCTTCCACCAAGGCGGGAGAAGCTGCAGCCAGTGCGGTCGAAGCGCGAGGCTACCGCGACACCGCAGCGATAAAGGCCAGCGAGGCTGCTGCCAGCGCGGCTGCTGCTGCCATGTTCGATCCGTCGACCTTCTATACGAAGACGGAAATCAACACCTCCCTCGGTACGAAGTTCGATAAAGCCGGCGGCACGATCACGGGCGACATCACCATCGCGAAGAGCGGGCCGGTCCTCTCGCTTCAGAATACCGACACAGGCGGGAACAAGTGGGGCCTGCTCACTTGGACCGATGGTAAGCTCTACTTTCAGAAGCAGAATGGCACCGCCGTCAATGCGCTAGTAGTTGGCGCGGATGGTTCGATCTCGACTGCACAGTTCGGTGATCTGAACTCCCGTATCGAAGCTCGCGCGCTGGCCTTTGCAAACGACCGCGTAGCGAACCTTTCGTTCCGCAAGGTCAGCCCCAGTTCGTTCTCGATACCGGACAACGGCCTTCAGATGTGCCCAGCCGGCGCGGTGTTCACAGGCATGAACATGGCAGGCACCCAGAACAATCCAACTATGTATTACCACTACCTCCAGGCCTACGACCCTGTTCGTGGCTGGGTGACCTTCGGAGGCGCTTAATGGAAATCGTAAACTTCGGCCTCTTCAGGCCCCAGAATGAAACCGGCATCATCTTCTACGAGAACGAGCATCAACAGGACTGGTATGACGTTCGAAAGAGCCTGACCAGTTGGGACGAAAAGGGCGAGTTCGTCAATGCCATCTACGCGACGTGGGCGCTTGTCCACCCCGATGAAGACAGCCTGACAGAGGGTGTCGTCACCAATGTCGAAGTCGACCCTTCGCGTCTCGTCCCATCCAACAAGATCGTCATCGGTATCGATGCGGCCCCGTCTGAGGTTTCCGTAGGGATGACACTCAAGGACGGCGTTCTGCTTCCGGCGCCCCCGGCAATCGAGCCGGTACCGAATCTCTCGCCCCGTCAGCTTTGGCTGGCCGCGCTGGAGATCAACACCACCAAGGCTCAAGTCATGGCTCAGATCGGCACGATCACGGACGCCAAGCTCCGCGCCACTCTCGAGATCGAGCTGACCGAGCCGCCCCTTCGGGGCTACGTTCGGGACAGCTTTGCGGTCGAGCGGCTGCGCGAGATGATGGGCATTCCCGTTGACCAGTTCGACGCCCTCTGGCTCTGGGCAAGGACACTGTAATGGAACACATGAACACCGAGGCCCTGCTGTTGATCGGCAGGGTCGAGGGCAAGGTAGACACGCTCATCAGCCTGTCGTCCGCGCAATCCCAGCGTATCGATCAGCTCGAAGGGCGCATGTCGGCGGGGGAGGTGGACATCGCCTCCCTCAAAGCTAAGTCAACGACCAACCAATCCTTCATCACCAATATCACCGCGATCCTGGCCCTCATCGTCGCCGCGATCTCGGCCTACCTGAGCTACAAGTAATGGACCTCAAAGACATCCTTTCGAAGCTCCATGAGGAAATGGCCCAGAAGCTCCTCGAAAAGGTCAGGAGCGGGGAGGTTACAGCCGCTGAGCTGAACGTTGCCCGACAGTTCCTCAAGGACAACAACATTGACTCGATCCCGAAGGAAGGCAGTCCGCTCAAGTCCCTGACTGACGAGCTTCCCTTCACGGGCGACGACGACCGTCCCTCCTACAACTAAACCCCTCGCAGCCCCTCGGGTCTGACTCAGGGCGCGCTCCGGCGACCTTCTGGCTACTACCCTAGCCGGGAGCGCTGACGCGCGTCTGTGCGTCCCTGCGGGCTGTTCTATCCACGGGTGGATTAATGACAGCCGATAGCCTCAAGACAGGCACCCATCTCTCTCCCGCCGTCGACCCCTTGAAGAAGGACTTCAGAAATTTCCTCTTCGTGGTGTGGAAGCACCTCAACCTTCCGGTCCCGACAGCCGTTCAATACGACATCGCCGGCTACCTCCAGCACGGCCCCAAGCGTTGCGTGATCGAGGCCTTCCGAGGCGTGGGCAAGTCCTACGTTACTTCGGCCTTCGTGGTCTGGCTTCTCTACTGCAACCCCCAACTCAACATCCTCGTGGTCTCGGCCTCGAAGGACCGCTCCGACCAATTCTCCAGCTTCACCAAGAGGCTGATCGCTGAGATGCCGATCCTGGCCCACCTCCGCGCCCGCCCAGGGCAGCGTGATTCGATGGTGGCCTTCGACGTCGGCCCAGCCCGCAACTCTCACTCCCCCTCCGTTAAGTCCGTGGGCATCACCGGCCAGCTCGCTGGTTCCCGTGCTGACATCATCATCGCGGATGACGTTGAGGTTCCGAACAACTCCATGACCCAGCTCCAGCGCGATCAGCTCTCGGAGCGCGTGAAGGAGTTTGACGCTATCCTGAAGCCGCTCCCCACGAGCCGCATCATCTATCTCGGCACTCCTCAGACCGAGATGAGCCTTTACAACAGGCTGCCCGAACGCGGCTACGAAATCCGCATCTGGCCGGCCCGTGTGCCCACCGACCCCGAGCGCTACCTCGGTCGCCTCTCGAAGTTCGTCATGGACATGATCGAGGCCGGCGCTCAGCCGCGTCAGCCAGTCGACCCTCAGCGCTTCCAAGAGCAAGACCTCATCGAGCGCGAGGCATCCTACGCCCGCTCAGGTTTCGCCCTGCAGTTCATGCTCGACACCTCGCTCAGCGACCAAGACAAATACCCCCTGAAGCTTTCCGACCTGATCGTCGCTTCCCTCGACCCGCGCATGGCTCCCTCCAAGCTGGTCTGGTGCAACGACCCCGACAAGGTGATCTCCGATCTCCCCGCAGTGGGCCTCCAGGGCGACCGTCTGCATCGCCCCATGTGGGTGGCCAATGAGATGGGCGAGTACACCGGCACGGTCATGGCTATCGATCCCTCGGGTAAGGGCGGTGACGAGACGGCCTATGCCATCGTCAAGATACTCCACGGCAACCTCTTCTTGGTGGCTTCAGGCGGCTTCAAGGAGGGCTATTCCGAGGCTACGCTCAAGTCCCTCGCAGTGCTGGGCAAGACCCACAACGTCAACCGCGTGATCGTCGAAGCCAACTTCGGTGACGGCATGTTCACCCAGCTCCTGAAGCCGGTGTTCACCCGCGTACATCCGGTGACCATTGAGGAGGTCAAGCACTCGACCCAGAAGGAGCGCCGCATCTGCGACGTTCTCGAGCCTGTCCTCAACCAGCATCGTCTCATAGTCGACGCTGCGGTCATCAAGCGTGACCACGAGGCTGAGCCCCATCGGCAGCTCTTTTACCAGCTCACCCGCATCACCCGAGATCGCGGTGCCCTGATCAACGACGACCGACTCGATGCCCTGGCCATCGCTGTGACCTACTGGGTCGAGCATATGGCCCGAGACACCGACAAGGCCGCTGATGAACATAAGGCAGCGCTGCTCGAACAGGAGCTCAGGAGCTTCTCCGAACATATCTTCGGCGCACCCGCAGACAGCGACCTGAGGTGGTGCAACATCGGTTGAAGACCAACCTCTAATTACCACCCACTTAAGGAGAACCCCGAGAGGGAAGACCAACGAATAAAGGATGAGGAGAGGGGGACTGATGAAAAAGAGCCCCTCTCTCCAGATGATCTTTATGAAGGATGAGGGTGGATTGACCCCCGATCCACCACCATGATAACCCCCAAAAATCTCTAAGGAGACCTATAGGGGAAACCGATGTTGAAATGGTGGGGAAAGAGCGACCGCTGGATGATCGCCCTAGTGTTAGGCGTTGGGCTGCTTGGCGGTCTCGTAAAGCTCGCCACGGGCATCTGACGCGCGCCCACCTGATAATCTCGCTAACGCTCGATCATCAGGTGTCAAGTAACGACATACGAGGCCTTGCGGACCTTTAGGCATTGGGTTCCTTCTCGTCGGACTTTGCGAATGCATACCCCAATGCGCCAGCTATGATGGCTGTGGAGGCCTCATTGAGCGCCCCTTGCAACGCGAGGATGCCGGCTAGTGGGAGGGCAACAGTTATCGTGGCAAAACGAATAATCTGCCAACCTATCCCCCGGCCTGTCTTGATGCGATTCCACATCATTCCGCCAACTGCGGCCAGAATGACCAACGCCAATGCCAAAGAAATGATATCTTTCGCTTCCATCCGAGCCCCCTTGGTTTGCGCGAAGCATACGACGCTCGGCGAGCGCGTCAACCGCGTTGAATTTCAAACTGAGACACTACCCATACGGGAGGCGTCTCGCCTGTCACTGCGCCTTGATCACAATCGGTGTTTCACCCTTCAGCACGCTCTCCAGCAGGTCTTGCAAAAGCTTCTGCTTGGCGGTGACATCTGGGTCTGTTGGCAAAGATTGGATGTCGAGAGGAAGAGACGCTTGTCCGGCGAATAGCTTAGAGAGGCCTTTACGGATGGCATGGTTCTCCTCCTCCACAATGGAATGCCCCACGGGCGAGTAGACTTCCCTCTCCAGTTCCAACCTCGAAAATTCATACCCAACCGCAGCGGCGAGCTTCACAAGAAGATCAACAAAGAGCGTTTGACGCCTTTGGACCCACATTTCCATGTTTGTCTGTTCCTTGCCAAGGTGGTCGAGAAGAATTCTCCAAGCGTCGACCACGCCCTTAAAATCCCGAGATCTTCCGTAGAACTCAATCGGAATGGCGTTCAACGCTTCGACATGATCTGGGGCAAGTGAAGACGCTCGGGTGGCCATCAGAGTGCGAAATATAGTTACGCGGCGATTCCGCTTTTCGCGAGCTAAGTCAACAAACCGCTGAGCCTGAACAGCCAGGACAGGTCCCATCAACGTCGACGCAACTACTGCTAAGTTCCAATACCAGCCATCGGCCATAAAGATGTCTCCCAACTGAGGACACGATAGATTTTTTTCATTGGTTTGTTTCACTAAGCGTTGAACGATCCACTATTATTTTTCGGAGAAGTTGCAGCCGGCAAATATTTGCTGCAAAAATCTCTGAGGCCAGATCAGATATAAGGAACCGGCAGTTCCCCCCGTGGCCCCTCGACGACACGCAATCGACCCTTCGGGCTGCCACCAATGCCACATCAACGTGACACACGACGGCTAAGCCATTGAAAGCATTGCATTCTGTAGCAGATGATCGATCTGCATATTGCGCATGATTGATCACGAGCGGCTGCCTTGAGTGGGTTTGTGGCTGAATATGTGGGCGTCTGTTTCTTCTGGGGCGATAATGCCTTTTTGTGATATCGCACGGTTGCACATTAGGAGGCACATCAATGGCATTTATAACGGTTGAAGAAGTGCACAGTCAGCAAGACAGGGTGATAGGCACTGTCTTTCTGAACGTGGAGTTCATTATCAAATACGAGTCGAAGTCGACCGAGCAGCCTTTCACCAGCAAAATAACGTACCTCACCGGAAGCTCGATAAGCGAATTGATCGTGATGGGTGCGCCAGTTGATATCACCTCAAAGATTTCTAACGCTTCAAAAAGCTGACACAAAGCTGCCAGCAAATTCACGAGTGAATAAATAAGATAAAGCACCATCAATGCCTTAGCGCGTCGATGGTGTTTTTTTCATATCTACCACTTTACAATAAATCCACCTGTGAATACATTCCAACCACCAAATCGGGGCGGCCAAGTCGGCCTGAGGCGGCGGGTGAGGGGCAGGCCGGCCGCTCGGTTCTTTGACAATTGAAGACGCTAGCATCGACCCTTTCGGGGTTGGTGGGTAGCACTGGGTACAGCGGCGAAGCTGTGTCTAGTCCTATCCACGGGTGAATGAAAAGGAGACATTCAATGTTCAAGGGAACGCTCATTCGGTCTGGCAACAATGCGAAGACGATCAAGGGTGATGGTGAATATGAAACCGCCATCATGTACCTTGCGCCCTTCACCATGGGAGGCTCGAACGTCTGCCCTATGGCTGAACAAGCGGGCTGCGTTAAAGGCTGCCTGAACACGGCGGGCAGGGGCGCTTACAATAACGTTCAGCAAGCCCGCATCGCCAAGACAAAGCGCTATCTGGCCAGCCGCACGGCTTTCATGGCTGATTTGGTCACCGATCTTGAACGCTTTGTGGCCTACTGCAAGCGCAAGGGCGTCAAGCCCGCAGTTCGCCTCAATGGCACCTCTGACATTCAATGGGAGGTGGCGCACTACGCTAGCCGGGGTGACGCTCGCGGCTCGGTCTTTGAGTTGTTCCCTGAGGTGCAGTTTTACGACTACACGAAGGTTTACAAGCGGGCTTATCGGCAGTTGCCTGCCAACTACGCCTTGACGCTGAGCTATAGCGCGGCAAACCCGGCCTACGCTGAGGTGGTCACGAAGGCTGCCCACGAGACCGGCGCTAACTTGGCCATTGTCTACCGCACAAAGGAATTGCGCGACTACTTTGTCGGCAAGCTTGTGCAATACGGTGATGCCTGCCGCGATGTTATCGACGGCGACGAAACTGACATGCGGTTCCTTGATCCCAAAGGCGTGATTGTTGGTCTCTACGCCAAGGGCAAAGCCAAGGGTGACCAATCGGGCTTTGTCGTGGGCTAACGAATTCACCTGTGAATGTAATACTGCCGAAACCGGCTGCCATGGGTGGCCGGTCGCGGGGCTTGGCATGCGCCCGCCTGATGATGGCTGCCGATAGGAGAATGGGAATGGCGAGGACCTATTACACGCTCTTGCAACGGGTTGACGATCACTGGTCACCGCAGTTTGGAGCCTATGACCGCGAGGACGTTGAAAGCGAACGCGATGATTACCGCGACCATGGCGTAAAGGCCAAAGACCTCAAGATCGTGACCACACAAGGCCACTCTTGGAAGGCGATTGAAGCTGTCCTGAACAAGCTGAACAAGGGGGCACGCTGATGGCCACCACCTACCACGTTCGCAAGGTTGCCAAAGGTCGCTGGGGCATCACTGCCGCACATCCCGGCTGGGTTACACCAATCGGCACCTATCCCAAGCGCTCGGCCGCAATCACGGTCGCAAAGCTGCTCGCCGGCTGGCGCTGCTCGGTCGTCGTTCATTCCTCCTAAAACTGCCGAAACGGGCCTCGCAGGGGCCCGTCCTCGCCCTTGGCATAGGTGGGCTGATGATGGCTGCTAAAGCGCGTTGGCACTCAAAGCCATAGCCTAAGAGTGTTGGGGTAATCCCAAAGAGGCTTAAGTCTCTGATCGCCAAGTTTGCTGACTGACGTGATTTGATCATTTCTCACGATCGATAGGGCTGTAGCACCAACCCACCAGATAAAAGTAGCATCCGAGAGACGCGCGATAACGGTACCTTGTCGACAAGTTTGACCAAGACAAATCGTTTCTACGGGGCTTTTCTCTGCATCTCTAAGCTTGTTCACTTGCAGCAAAACCGAAAATAGAACGAGCGAACCCAGGTAAAAAGAGACCAGTGCGTACCTTCGCATTTCCCCGTTGTTGAGGTTTGCAAACGTAACGGTTCCTGCAACCACCATCAGGAGGTAGTATCCAATTAGAGCCAAGACCTCGAGGGTAACCGGTGCCTTTAAGAACGAAATCGCGAGTAAGGCTACCGGAGGGAGGTGATAGAGCGCTTCGCGAATGGCGGCTACGGTATAGACCTGACGGCGTCCGTGACGCTCATATTCCGCAACTAGCTCGCGAGTTCGTGCAGCAGCGACCTCTCCGTAAAAGAGGGGGCCGAGGACAAACACGAGCGGAGACAACAGCAGTGTAACGGGTACGCAAATCAGCGCGCTTCGCAAAAAATCACTTGCGCCAATATAGTAGAATGCGTCGAGCCCCAACGGAAGGCATGATCCAACGGTCCAACACAGGCCGGCTGCTAAGCATGCCGAAGCCATCAACGGCACGGGTTCCAAGAATTTCTTTATTTGGTCCATCTCTCTCCCCCATTCTTGTTCGAGAGGTATCGATTGCTGCTCCTCAACTCAAGCGGGTTCGGAAGATAGTCCACCACATCTTGCCACCTGATGAGGCCATCAAGGCCGAAACCTAAGGGATCGTTACGCGGTCCCCGATGGTCGTGGTTCATCCACAACAATCCACAGGGTTATCGGTCCAACCTGACGTATACGTTAAGTTGATCGGCAACCCGCGTTAAGTGCCTCTTTTGACTTCGCTTTGGGCCATGAGCGCCCGCGTATCATCACCATGTATCGGTGGAGCAGAGCTAAAGATTTTGCATGGCTGATATGCTCCAATCGCATCTCTAAGTAGGATTGTATTCCTATAGCATTAACGAAAGTTAATGTGAAAACAGCGACATACGCGACTCTGGAGCTAGATGAAACGATCAATCCCTGTTTTGACCTATTCACCCGTGGCACTTTTGCAGCTTGTGGTACGGGTCAGCGGGGGAGTATATCCGCTTCCGTCCTAGAACGAGAACAGGACGCGAACGGGAAGCGAGGGATTTGAAGGTGCGGGCATTCAAGAAAACTAAGCGATTTGAACTATATATCGAGATCGAACGGTCTCGCATTCTGGATCGCTTTTTTAGCTATCGCTGCGAAGACGGGAACCACGAACTGTGGCTCGGTCGCTGCTACATCACACTGTTTATTGCACAAACCTAACCACGGGTGTATGGGTTCCATCGTACAGCCCCGGGCTGGGGCCAATAAGAGGGACACTCCACATGCCTAAGGCATTGTTTTCGCGCATGGGCGCGGTCATGAATGAGGTGCGCCAGCTCCAAGACGAGAAGGCGCTCATGTCGGTGCAGACCTTAGAGGTCTTCCTCGTCATCGCCTCAAAGGATGGCATTCCGTCTTCCGAGATCAGGAAGATGACGGGTATTCCACAGCCTTCTGTAAGCCGCGCTCTGGGCGATCTGGGAGAGAAGGCCGTCCGCCGTGACGCAGAGGGCCTTAAGCTCATCAAGACCGAGCGCGACCCGAACGATATGCGCAATGTGGTCTGCTTCCTGACCCCCAAGGGGAAACTATTGGCTGCCCGCATAGCGCAGCTAATGGGCATCGACGACACCAAGGTAGACGGGTCGTTCGAACGCAATGCCCAGTGAGGGAGAGATACCGATGCCGAGCCTTTTCAGAGGACTTTCGGCTGCCGTGTGGCGGGAGCGTTTTGAGGCTGCAGGATGGCCGAAAGAAGCTGCCGATCACATGGCCCTGTGGCTCACCATTGGAGCGAAAGACCCGCCACCTGAGTGGCAGGAAATTCTCTCCAAAGTAAAGGGTGGTGCCCAGTGAGGGACTCGAACCCCCACACCTCTCGGCGCTTGGACCTAAACCAAGTGCGTCTACCAATTCCGCCAACTGGGCAACGAAAGGAGATGCGATGCCTGTTAAACCACGCGGAGCCTCATGGCAAGCCGCTGTCTCTCATAAGGGGACGCGGTTGAGAAAGGACTTCCCAACGAAGCTCGAAGCTGAGATTTGGGAAGCTGAGACGAAGGCAGCACTGCTGTCTGGTAAAGAGGTGGTCGTAAAGACTGCCGAGCCTGTCATGACCCTGCAGCAGCTCTTCGATCTGGTCGCTGAGACCCGATGGAGGGGCACGAAGGGCGAGAAGACGGCGCTGATCAATGGTCAGCACGTGGTCAACATCCTCGGCCCACAGAGGGACGTTAAAACCCTCTGCTACGAGGACAGTCTGACCATCAAGAAGACGGTGACCGGCTGGAAACGGGCGGATGCCACGATCAACCGCAAGCTCGCTGCTTTCTCCACCATGGTGAAAGAGGCGTACAAGCTGGGCAAGATCGACAAGCTGTTCGACATCGGCCTGATCAAGGAGCGAAACACCCGCGTCAGGTACTATGAGGACAAGGAACTCGATCAGATGCTGGCTTGGTGCGACGAGATGCTTGAAGATGAGCTGAGGGACTATATCATTGTCTCTCTGGACACCGGTTTCCGGCAGGGTGAGGTTTTGAAGATCACCAAGCGGGACGCCGAACTGGAAGACCTCTGGACCTTCGACACGAAGGCGGGGGACAAACGGGATGTGCCGCTCACAGCCAGGGCGAGGGAAGTTCTCCTCCGCAGGGCCAAGCCTCTCAACGATCCCGATGCGAAGCTCTTCACTCAGAAGCCTGCTTGGTACCGGGAACATTGGAAGAGCATGCAGTCGGCCCTCGGCATGACCGATGACAACAACTACGTGCCGCACGTTCTGCGCCACACGTTCGTCACCAACATGCTACTGCATACCGACATTCGCACGGTGCAGGAGTTGGCCGGTCACAAGCGCATCGAGACGACCATGCGCTATGCCAAGACATCAGCCGAACGCAAACGTCTTGCAATTAAGCGTATGTCGGACTATCAGGGGGCCGAAATCGGGGCGTGACACATGACACATTGTGGCATTTCTCCGTGACACAGCAGTAAGTAAAAGGAATGCACAAGACCTCAAGCTATTGAAAAGCTTGCGCTCCTGGGGATGGTAAAACGGGCTAAGCAGATTTAGGTTCTGGTGCCGCAAGGCGTGGGAGTTCAAGTCTCTCTACCCGCACCAAGCTGTTTGCAGGCGGGAGACTGAGAATCGGTTGTTCCAGAACAATTGAAAGTTGTCCCGAAT